TCTTTGCGTCCCTTGAGGTCTGCTGAAAGTGTGTTTACTGCCTCTTCAGCGTCGTCTAAAGCGTCTTTAGTTGCTCTTAGGTCGTCAGGTGTCCTTGCGGCATCAAAGGCCGCTCTACGCTCATCTAACAGCTTTGTAGCGTCATCAAGGTTTTCTTGCAGCTTGTTGATAACGCGAGGTGCTGTTGTTGTTACAGCATCCAGTTCATAGTTCTCTATCTGAGAAAGAGGCCGCTCACTTGTAGGTGCCGGTAGATTCTTGTTCACATCAGGATCAGCACGAAGCGCGGCGTGATCTGTACCAAGGGCATCTTTTGTTTTCTGGAACGCAGCAGCGCGACGAGATGCGGGCACAGACAGTGCGCCGCCAAGCAAACCACCAGCTACAAAAGCAGAGCCAATATTGATTGCAACTTCTTGTGGCGTTCCAACAGGATCAAATGGTGCGCGACCAACCTCCTGTACAGTTTGCAAAGCAGCAACAGAAGAGCCTGTTCTCAAAAAAGAACGCGCAACACCCAGCCCGATACCGCCAAATGGAAGTGCAACCAAGTTAATAGGATCAGCAAGGCCAGCAAAGAAATGTTGACCAAAAGTAGCTTTAGCCAATATTTCACGACGCTCAAGATTTTCATCAATCGCTCGTTTTAGTTCGACCATATGCTCAGAGTTCTTGGCATCCATAAGATCGTCACGGTATGCCTCATAGCCCTCAATGTCTTCTAGTGGTCTATAAGCAGGATCTTCTTCACCACGAAACTTAACAGCATTGCTAATGTATTCGATGATTGGATCATACTGATAGCCAACAGACGCGCCGACAACCTCAAAGAAGTTTGGGTCATCTTTTTGAAGCTGAGTCTTTGCCCCTCTGTAAAGGATGCTGTTGCCGGAGAATGGATCAATAGTTGGCATTATCTACTCTGCCTAAAACGAAGCTCAAGATCATCAAGGCTAAAGTAAATAAACTCTGGCCCATTATCTGTTTCATTTACATACGGAATAACATCACCGGTATCATCTACATACACAGCCATGTATCGAACATCTTCTGTTTTTGCACCACCAGCAAAAGGCAAAGGCATTAGCCGCATCTCAGTAGTAATTTCTTCTGGCCTTCCTTCTATTTCAATGCCCTTGCGTCGTCTATAACGATCACCGGTTTTTCCTTTGCCAATGGTATCAAGCAGAAACCTAGCGTCATCGACACCCATCTCAGAAAGCATATTGTTCATAATCCCAACAACTGCTGGTACCTTATTGCCAAAGCGGCCACTCAAAGCCTGTCGAGATCTGTCTGCTTCTTGAAAAGCCGGATCAATAACTACGCCCTGCATTTTGTGATAGTTTTGCTCAAAGTATCTTTTGAGGTCAGCCTCAACCATATCTCTAGGTTTACCAGCAGCAATTTGATACTCAACAAAGTCTTTCATTTCTAATGCTGCATTTGCATTAGCATCACCAAAGACTCCGCTGTCTGTAGTTACCTCACCAATAAACTCATTAAGAGTTTGATTCCCAAGGAATCTCGATTTTTGATTCTGGAATACCTCTGCATTGTCTCGTGCGCCACGAAGCTGAGAAATGACTGTTGCAAAGTTTGCTTGATATCCACCCTCAAGCATAGAAGAAGCGTACAGTGCGCCTTCTAGCAAGCCTGTTTCTTCACTGCTAAAGCCAGCATAATCAAACATATTTATTTCTTGAGCAGAGTTAGGCTGACGAACATTTCCAAATATTGCATAATACTGAGCAACAACAGAAGCACGATCTGGATCAATCTGACCATCAATTAAGGTTCTGACGCTCTGCACCAGAAACTTAGGCAATACACCTGCCTCAACAACATCTTTTGCCCACTGACCGCTAGAATCAAGGCCATCTTGAGTTAAAAACCAAGTTTCATTTTGTCCGGGAGCATAAGCATCAAGTATGTCATTTTGGACAACAGACTGATGAGTCGCGTTTTGAGGCTTGCCAACTTCATTAGCAATATCCAATCGAGCATTTCTAACAGATGCAGACTCAGCATTGGCGCTATCAACAGCAGCTTTGTTACTTACATAATCTTCTGAGTCACGCTCAATAAGGGAACGGTCAAAGCCATAATCAGCAACCTGTACAATAGTATCAGCTAATGATTTAACCTCATCACTCATGTCAGCAGCAATGCGTCCTTCGTTCACAATATAATCAGTGAACTCTTTCATCTCGTTTGTATTAGTAAGTTGATTAGCTTTATTAATAAGACGATTGATAAGAAGCTGACGACTTGCTTGGAAAGAATTTGTTCTTAAGGTTTCTGTAATCAAATCGCCTTTTGCATCAAGAGCCGACTTAAAAGCATTTAACCTTGCAACAGCATCAGACAAATCTCCACTGTCAATCAGGTCAAGTATTTCGTCATCAGCAGTTTGACGAATCCCACTAATGCCAGCAGTTGCTTCAAGCTTTTCTAGGTCTTTGGCCTTTGCTGCATCTCTTTCTTCTTCAGTAACAGCTTGCTGTGCAGCAACTTCTCTCTGATTAAGAGCAGCTTGATATGTAGTTAGCTTGCTATTGAAGTCATCACGATAACGATAGAACTCTTCATCATTAATAATGTTCTCAATCTCAGGACGTAGTTCTTCTGGCACAGCCTCAAGATTGCCAGACTGAATAGCTATGCGTATGTCATTAACCGTCTGAGAGTCAGCACCCTTAAGAGCATCAATCTTGGCAACAATACGTTGTGCAGAGCCAGCATACATTGACTGAGCAAGGCTGCGACGCAGTTCTTCAGCGCGTGGTGGGCTTATCACGTTGCTTGTAACTGCAAGATCAATAGCCTTTAATTGCTCATTCAAAAGCAAACCAGCATCTTCATAGGAAGAGGAACCAGAAGTATAATTTACTGAACCAGTAAGAGTGCTGAGTGTTTTGCCAGTATCAGAAATATCTAATGCAAGCTGATCTGCAAGGTTCTGACGTTCTTTTCTATTAAACTCTTGCTGAAGGCTTAACTTGTTTGAAGCAAGAAGCGCACTACCAATGTTGCTAATAATGTTTTCAAACTTAGGTGAAGTATTTGCAGCAGACTCTTCAACAAACGTACCAAACTGGCTGCTAAATTTAGCAACGCCATCAGGATCATTCTCAAACTCGATAGCAAGCTCACGAGCCTTGATCTTGAAGTCTTGCTCTGTCTGAGCAATATAACGCCGCTCAATGAGTTCCTCGTAAGCATCAGCAGCCTCACGCCCAAATCCAGACGGAACAGTAAATGCTTCTGGCTCACCAGTAACAGGATTGATTGCACGAAGATCTGCCGTGGCAGCGGCTTGCGCCATCTCAACACCACGATCACGAGCTTGTTTTTTAAGTTCTTGAAACGAAGTCTCAATCATCGCATCAGCAAGACCGCCAACACTACGAGCGACTTCAGCAGCACCAGTGTTAGCGCGTACTACACCAATGCTTTGCGGAAGAAACTGACGCCTTTGTTTAATTACAGCCATTATGTCTCATCCGTTTTGTAAACATGATACCGATACAGGCCAGTAGTGATTGCGCTGCCAGCATTAAAGTAGGACTCAACAATAGCATTGCGTCCGCGCACACCTTCCATAGCAGCCATACGCCTAGTCTGTGAGGCTTCAATCAAAGCACCAGACTCAAGAGCCTCTGCGTCTTGATAGGCAATCTCCTTCTGTCTATCCATGAATGCCTTCATAGATCTATCGCCGGGATCTCTGCCAATAAATGCAGCAAAGGCACGGTTCGATGCTTGGGCAGAATCAAAGTCACGCAAGCGAAGATTAGCTTTTTCCGCAGCCTCAACCTTTTGCATCTTAGCCTTAAACTCAAGCTGCTTTCTATTAAACTCAGCCTCAGACCTTTTAGCCCTTCCAGATTGAATAGACGAAAAAATACTAAGTGTAGTTCCTATAGTTTGTATTGCCATAAATGGTATTGCCATTAGAACGATACCTCCGCAACAATGCCATTCACTTGCAGTGACACTGGCGCAGTTTGTGTAATTTTAACTGTTGGATCTTTACTATACCCAAGCAAACGAAACTCTTTCTTGCCAGTAACAGGCACACGCGCCTGACTAAAATCATCAGTGACAGTGCGAATAACAAGCCTCTTCTCATTCACTGATACAGACAAAGTATCTAGCAAATCAACCACAACCCTATTTACAGAGCGAGGCTCGCCTGTAAGTGGACCGCCGCCAATCTGTGCATCAATAGGCAGCGTTTCAGCCTCAACATTAAAGCCAAAGCCAATCTCTGCTGCTGTTATCTCTTGCACAGCAGACACATCTACATTGCCACTAGCCACTGTAAACTCACCCAAGTAATCATTGCCGCTAACAACCTTGACCTTTGCACCATTTGCAAAGTGGCTAGAGACATCGAACACACCAGCAGAGCCAGTAAAGTTATTAGAGAAGTCCATGTTTAATGAAGAATCAAACTCCATTAAAACATGCTTAGATGTGCCAGCACCTGTGTCATAGGTGCCAATACAGAACACACGATCATCTACTGTGCATACAGAATGGAACTTGCCTGTTGTAGTCCACTGCGTCCACCCAGCGCGTTGCTCTGCCCTGTTCGATGTAAACACAGCAAGCGTACCATCATTGTTCAGAACAAAGGCATACGACTCTGGACGGTTAATGGCACCACGCAGAATAGACATTTGCACAGGACTGGCAATCAAGTGCGGTGACAGTACCGAGATGCCAGTAGATACATACGCTGCTTCTGAGTCAGAATAGATATACTCTCTAACAACAGAGCCAGTCTTCTGCACATAAATCGTGGCACCATCAAACGAGTCAGGACGCACAAAGTTTGCACCGTAAGATGTTTGTCTGCGCACTTGTGCATTGGTTGGTGTGATTGGCTTTTCAGTAAATGACGGCACATACATTTCCGATGTGCTGGTAAAGATCTGCAAGTCACGATTAGATACCAGATGGCGTATAGTATTGATCTCACCAATAGAAGCCGTCAGGTCAAGCGCGTCATCATCTTCTGCATCACCCACATCAAAGTTAAAGTAATCAGCAGACTTGCTTGCCCATATACCATCAGGCTGGGCTATTGTGCCACCCAACCATAGTCTGTTCTCGTGGAAGGTAACTGCACCGGGATAGCCGCGCAGTTCACTGTATGATTGCTCACCCCACTCTGTAGCCGCAGCATGTGTGACAATCTTTGGAGAGCCACCACCTATTGTCGAATCGTTAGAAGAAGCGCCAGCAACAACAACAAACTCATTCTCGTTAATAACCTCAGTTACTGTACGAGTCCCATTAATATTGTTTGCCGATATGCCGCCAACTGCACCAGCAGCAGATATTGTTATTGAGTCATTTACAGCCAAGCCATGATTAACAAATGTTATGTGTATGCTTGTACTGCCATCTGTTGTCTCAATAGCATCCCTATCAAGATGCACAAGTAACTCATCCTGCACATTGCCTGTCGCCTGTGTTGCAGACTGAACAGATGTGATTGTTATCTCGTTGTTGTGATACCGCAAAACTGACCCAACATGCTTTGAGTCAGGATAGTTACCACCAGATTGACTGCCGGTTATGTCAAAGTAGTTGGCGCTTGTTGTAACTGTGATGCCATTGCCGCTAGAAGCAGATGGATCAAGCGTCATACCTATTGGCTGAAAAGAATAGTATGGCTGATTTATTCTAAATCCATCTGCACTTTCGTTAAATGTCATTAACTCAAGCTGGAATGTTGTAAGGCTAGTGCGCACTAGCTTACGCACCATAAATGTTTGATGCGCAATAAACATAACATCGCCAGCTTGTGCGTATGTCAGTTCTGGCAGTTTGGCATTAGTAAAAGGAATAGCGTTACTGCTGACATCTTGGGTCAGCGTTTGAATCAAAGAAACAGCGCCAGTCGTGGGATTGATCTGGAATATGCGGATCTTTGCGCTTTCAAGACTAATGATGTAACGCTCATCATCAGAGAATATGAATGGCACCAGCCTGAGTTGCTGGGTAGCGGAGGAGTCTACCGTAGTGTCAAACTCATATAAGCGCTTGGTGCCAAAGCGTTTGAGCAAACCGCCTTCGTTACGCAGAAAGAAGTTTTCAATCTTCTTTGCTGAGTTGTTGTAAAGCGGAGTGTCAGTTCTGGAAACAAGAGAAGGGCTGATCTCACCATACTGAAAGTTACTTATCGGTACGCGGACTCTTTGCATTAACTTCGCCTGTCAGTAATAAACCTCGACGTTACCAGCTTGCGCGTGGTCTGCTGCTGTGCATCCAAACTACGAGCCTTTGCCATCGCCTTTGTTGAGGCATCTTGCATTAGAGCCGCGAGACTTGGATCTCTTGCAATGGATGTGGCAAACAATGTTGCCAGTCCATACTCAACAGCGATTGTAAAATACGAGGGCCAATCTTGTTCGTTTGCCCTGTATGTATAATCTGCAATCAAAACATCATTTGTTGATGTATTGCCATAAACCTTATCACCGTAAATCTGATACTCAATCGGGTTGTCGTTTACAGTAATAGCATGAATCATTAACGTGCCATCTGGCTGCTGATAAGCATTATCATATCTGCCAGTTGGAGCATCAGTCAGTCTGTTTAATACATCCTGATTAGTAGAGAACCGCCAACGTGCGTTTACTAGAGATGCTCTAGCCACATCCTCATACATGTTCACAGAGACAAGAGCCTCTGTGGTGCCGTCGTCAAATGACGTAATTGGTTCTGCGCCAATAAGGATCAATGCCCTTGCACAGATATCAACTGCTGAGTTTGCTGCGGTACTGCTAACTGCCATGAGTAGTGAGGGGGGCTTTCACCCCCCTCTCCTTTTTAGTCGCCATCTGTTTCAACTACCGCAGTGCCATCAGACACATCGACAACTGAACCAGTGTTTGACAAAACAGTACAAAAGTTTGTTGTTGGCACATTAGTATCGCGAACGATAATCAAGTCCCGAACATCAAGCATGTTTGCTGCACTGTTAAAATACCCTGCGGTATTTACCGTGGCAATCGCATCGGCAGATGTGTACATCCACAAGCTACCGTTTGAATCACCACCAACACGAGTTAGTCCGCTTGAAGCAAAAGCCATTTCCTAACCCTCCTAGTTGTTGTCCAGAACTTCGTACACACCGTTATCATCGATAACAGTTGCACCCATCGACATCATCGAGGTTGCAAGGTGTGATACTTTTTCTGCGACATAGTTGATCTCAGTCGTGACATCAGCGTTGATGCCCAAACCAATAGCTGAAGTGTGATACGCCATGTTCTTACCGGCAGTGATCGCTGACGTTGAGAAGATCTTGAAGCCAAGAAACTCTTTCATTGTCATGCCACCAGCAAACGGAAGATTCTGCTCACCAACAAAGTCTGACGATGCAAACTCAGTAATGTTGAACAGATCAGCATAACCCTTCGGGTGCATTGCCAGATAACGCTGACCGTCTTCTGGAATGTTTGCTGTGCCAAATGTCTCAAACAGTGACAGCAGATCGGCTTTTTCAAGAGCAGATGATGCGTCGTGGATCTGAGTTGAGTTAGCGCCAGCATCCATTGCTGTGTACAGGATGTCATCAGTTTTACGCCCAAGTGCGGCAGCAGCAGATTGTGCTACAGCCTGACGCTCGTTGATGTTGATCTTGAGTTCATCCAGCTTGTCAATGTACTCAGCAGCATAGAAGTCAGCCATGGTGGCTTCTACTTGCGTATGCGCCAGTTCCATTGCCGTTACGTTGCCGTTGCGTGATTTGGTAGAAGCAGTGCCAGTACCAATCTTTTGGAATCGAACAGTCGAGCCAGTCACATTGTTTGCCATACGCACAGTGTTCCGCAGTTTGGAACCCATACGCTGATAAGCCATGTGTACCTCAGACTCAAACTGCTTAATGAATGCGACATCAATAGTGTTCGCCATTTTACAGTCCTCAAAGGTTGTTTACACATTGACGGTTATCTGTTTGGCATCCTCAACGCGATTGTCCTTGCGGGTCGCTCAGTGCATTACAGGCCGACTTAATTCACCAATACCATCATTTTTATCTACAGCGCAACGCTCAAATCGCATAAAGGTGTGACTGTTTATTTCATACATAGTTTCATCGAAGGTAAACCCGCACCAACTTAACCACATAATCGTGTCGTGATGATCCACTGGCACATAGTTTTCAACGCTTGCAAAGCTACCCTGCAACAAATCAATCGTTGCACGACAGCCGCGCAAGAACGGACGAAAGTTGTAGTTGATTCCGTTAGTGCCAAGTAGCCAGATTCTAGCGTGGACATCATCTATTGGCACATTCCCACACATACCAATGGGCGTTTCATCAAGCCTAAGTGTGTAGGTTACTGCCCCATCAATAACAAATGGCTCAGTCAAAGCCTCAAGTGGAGTAAGGTTGTGTATGTAACATTCCCTTACATCAGCTTTGCGCATGTTGTCAGCAACACGCTCTGCATGTTCGGGTAGGCTTTTGATTAACGAGAGCCTACCAACTCGTATGACTTCATTAGCCATTTGAGAATATACGCTTGAAGCCATCATCAACCTCTTTCACAAAGGTTGGATCTCTACGCGCAGGATCGTGATAGCGTGGATCAAGCATCTTCTGGCGCAGATCAGCTTCTGTTTCACGTGAAACTTCAATCGCTCCGTTTGACGGGCCGCCCTCACGCATGGCTTCCATGACATGCTCAAGCACCATAATGCCTTCTGCCGTCTCACACATACGCTCTACAGCACCAAGCATTTCGTCTGGAAAGAACTGATTGGCAAACAAACTAGCCGCTTCAGTCCTTGCGCTAGCATTATCGCCTAGCTTTGCAACCTCTGCATCATAGTCAGGCACATCGGCATTGATTGCCTGTGCATACATCTCAATGCCTTCGGCAAACTCATCCTGACTGTAGCCATTTTCAAACGCAGTCTTTGCCCACCACTGCAACAAATCATTGTCTGTTGCCATTTCGTCATCAATGCTATCGGGAAGAACATAGTCACCAACATCGGCTGGCCTGTTCGCATAGGCTTGCTCTTCCATCTCTTTCATAAACTGATCGCGAAATGTTTCTTCCTTAGCACCAATCTTGCTCTCAAGATTAGAGTAGGACTCAACCAGATCATCGATAGACTTAAACTTCTCAGGCAGCGCAGCAAGCGGATCGGGTGCCGCTTCTGGCTCCATCAATGGATTGCCACCCTCGGTTACAATGCCAGAGTCTTCTGCTGTTGCTTCTACTTCATTCATTTGATTTCACCTTTTGACCATGCCGGATGCGCGACTCTATTAGGCCCACGATGTACCGCTGCCCCTCCATATGACGCAACTCCGCATCAGTTACTGCTGCGCCATTAACTGCTTCTATTGTGATTGATCTAAGATACTTCAACACATCTTTGCCAAGTTCATCTTTGAACAAGGCAGCTATGTTGATGCTTATCTTCTCATCGTCTGGACGACCACGTTGGTAGCCATCAAGGCTGAGGTATTTGTTCTGCGCCACCCATTGCTCCCTGTTGAGTCTGTGCATACTGTTGTGCCAAAGCCACAAGCTGTCTGCGTTCCTCAAGGTCGCGGATCAATGAATCTGGCACACCAAACTTCTTACCGAGGTATGCTGCTGTTTCTTCTGAATCAATAAGTATCTGCACAACTTGTGGGCCAAAGGTTGCTTGAACCAACTCAAGCCAACGCGCCACAGATGTAATGTCTTGGTTTGCCTGTGCCTGTGCAAGTGGCGATACAGA